ATCTCAAAGAGACTGTAGAGGCTTAGGTATATCTGAGGATTACCGGCTGCATGGTCTTACCCATAAAGAAACCGAGAAGGAATACAGCGAACGCGATGATCCAGGTAGACTTGTCTACGTTTTTAAATAAATCAAAAGATTCCTTCTCCTGTGGAGGAGGATATCCGTAGTTCATCTCCGGAGGTTGAAAATAATACTGCTGCTGCTCAGGGGGCATCTGTTGACTGTTTTTTTCATTCTCCTCTTGAACGAGGGGGTCGATGTCAGGATTGTATTCGATGGGATTACCAATATCACTTTCCATTACTACTATACTTTTCCTTTTTTTTAAGCGTCTTCTGACTCACTTTCCTCATCATCATCCACCACAAAATCCTTCAGGTTGCCATTCTCATCGGCGTCATCATCGTTGTCATCCTCACTCTCGTCAGAGTAACACTCTTCGTCGGTGTCAATCTCTGAACCGATTTCGGTGTCATAGTCATCGGTGCAATAGTCGTCGTCTAATATAGTCTCTGTAGGGACATATACAACGGGCTTCTTGATCGCTCTACCGGACCGCGTAAACATTTACCATATATAGCGTATTATTGTTTAAGTAGTTTAATAATATTAGGAGTCAGTTTATGTGTTCTGGACGTGCATTTCTTGCATATAGGGCACGATTGTTTAATTTCATTCTTTTTAATAGTGTATGTCATCAGTTTATCGTGACAGGATGATGTCGTTTCACAGAATCTCGAGGTTGTGGTGAGAGTCAAAATACCCTTCTGACGTTTGATGTCGATGATTTTCGTATCCTTGTCAACTTTCATCCACCTATTCAGAAATATTTCAAGATCAGTCTTGATGTTGGGTAGAGGTTTCTCCACAAACTTTGTAATCTCCTTACACTTTTTGATTTCCTCCTTATCTGGATACAGGATGGAAACGATGTCGCCACTGAGTTCGTGTCTTCGACCGCAAAAATCTTTACAAAATCCATCCTTACGCCCGTCTAGGGTTGGACAGGTGCAGAAACACTTTTGCAAAATCTGCTTGCCGCTAATCAGAAACCAAACGTGGTTCGAGTTGTGCTTTCGTTTAATGTTTTCACACCACCTGGACGTGCTCGACACGAGAAACGTATTCTTCGATTTGTAAATCTTCGTGATGTATGCGTCTTCCTGACCATTCATATTCTTACGGATGAAGGTTTCCAGTCGGTTTCTGAGTGCGCTGTCATACACTTCATTTTTCATTTGCTCCACCGTGAATGCACCCTCTTTCCGCTTGGAGGGTGTGATGTCAATCGAAACAGTCACCTCCTTATCGGTTCGAACGGCGGACGCCTTCAAAATGGCCGCGTCAGGTTCCGGTGTGATTCGCACCAGAGAGGGGAGCGGCCACGTATACTTGAAAAGTGGGAGATACATACCCTCGATGACCCCCTTGTTCATTTTATGGGACCAGGGCATTCGAAATCCACTCCCCTTCGTTTTCCTCTCAGGATTTCCATACACGGAGGAATCGATGATAGTGTCCCACGCGGTTTCCCTGTCGTAACTGAACAAGTCTGAAATGATATATTCTCTCAAATATACGGCAATCTCCTGATTCACAACGAACCCTGGCCAGTTCAGATGAACACCAGTCTTAATCTTGGAGCCAGCCTTCTTGGGTTTGGCCACGGAGATGATACACTCTTTTCCACCAAACTTCTTCACACATTTACAGATGACGTCACAAATATCTCCAATCGCATCGATTCCCAAACTATCATCATCCTTATAGTCTATGTCCACGAAATAGTTATATGTAATCGTCTTCTGCTCCACGACAAACAACTTTTCGTCCGACTTGATCGCCTCGATATACTTATCATAGAATTCATTCAATCTATCAAACGGCACGGACAGACAACCGCCGTCCAGGAGCACGTGTGATGGATTGGGGACTTTTTTCAAAAAGCCGTTTTGACTACACCAGCTTTTAAACATATCTATTTAAGGATCCTCATCTCTAAACCATCTCATACATGAGACATCTTGATATTCTTTTGTTTTTGACAACTCCTTCTTAAAGGTCAGCAGTTCATAGACTGTCATATTTTCATTTTCCTTGATCCATTCCTGAATTTCAATCTCACACAACCCTCGGTTCTTTTCAAGAAGCTCTGAGATCTGTCTCAAAATGAAAGCCTTAGACTTCATTATTTAATAGAAAACTTTTTTCTCTCGTGTGATTGAACACAGGTGTAGAACTCCGGGTTTTTGATGACATTGTCAATGATTAATTTCCAACGTTTACGTGAGTTAAATTCCTGTAAAGTGTCATAACTCATGTAATCGTTTTCATCGTGTGTTTTTCTGATTGGTTGATTTTGAAGTTTCCTCAGATTCATCTTAGCCTTCTCTTCATAAAACTTCTTGACTTGATTGTGTTGCTCCGTTCGACTGTAGTCCACAAAAAATACAAAAACATTATATTCGAGATCAACCGTTGGACTCTCTTTAACTGTAAACTTAAAATCCGTATACTCGACACTTTTTAGGGAAACAACCCCCCTCGTTTCTTCCTCCAACTCCCTCAAGGCACAACGGATAGGATTCGCAATCTCCCTTCGCCTGCACCCTCCTGTGACGAAAATCCAATCCTTGAACCTCCAATCCCTGACAGTTAGAAATCTCGGTTGATCACCTTGAAAGCTAACCGGTATCGCAATCGCTTTGTGCTTTTTCATTGCGCATTCGCAAGTTATAATATGCCGATATGTTTATTCCTCCGTTTTTACCTCCGATTCCTCCTCTTCAATTTCGTCTTTTTTAGGCATCTCCACCTCGTCGCGCTTGGGCTGAGAGAGATGGCGGATCACGTGGGCTGAGAAAACCTTGAGTTCGTCGACATCCTGTTTCGCCTTGTTAAGCTCCTTAAACAGGAAAATAACACCGGCGATGCAGACGATGGTGGCGATAACAGTCATGGTTTCGCGGTCGATGGGAATCATTATACTGTAATTATGAATTTTGTTTTTAAGTTATGACGCCCATAGAAACATTGTCCTCTTTGGGACACTGATACGGGCTCGTCGCGAATTGAACGGCTTGGTAATGCGTAGGTTGACAGGACTTCTCAGTTGGTGGCGAAGGTTGGCCGACAAACTTTTCGATTGTCCTGGACTTTGGGTCGTACGTCAATACAAAAACGATGGAGAGGAGGAAAACAATCTTCCAAAACATTGTTACTATTACTATTTAGTTAGAATATAATAAGCCACCCATACCATTCTCGATACGGAGGACGTTGTAGTTCACGGCGTAGATGTCCTCATCGAAGTTCTCCGCGGTCGACTGGATTCGCGCGGAATCGAGGCGAGAGAAGTTGAGAGTGCCCGTGGGCTGGAGCTTCGCGGCGTCGAGGCAGAAGGGGATGAAGAAGAGCTGAGCACCCCTGACAGAGGAGTTGCCAGTGTGGTAGTAAAGGGGAACCGAAGTGAAGTGAGGATCGGCAAACTTGTAATCCGCGATGTCGGTGCCGTTGATCTGGAGCTTGAGCTTGTTGGCCTTGTCGAGAATAGACATGTCAGCGGTGCTCTTACCAGCCGTGAGGAATTTGATCGGGTGGTTGAAGTTCAGCTCCTGGATCTTAGACTTGGAGCCGATGGCCTTCTGGACCTGGGTCATGAGCATGTTCTGGGAACCCGAGGAGAACATGGTGCGCTCGTCGGTGTCGAGGTAGGCGTAGTTCGCGTAGACATTCCACGAGTGGGACGCCGCGGAGGAACCCCAAGTGATACGAATCTCAACATCGTGATACTGGAGAGCCACGAGAGGAAGGGCGGACTGCCAGTTCTCACAGAAGGAGAAACGGAGAGGGTAAAACTTTGCAGTCCCCGCACCGTCGTAGAGACCAGCCGCCACAGACTTGGAGTAGGTAGAAGCGGAGAGGGTGGGGGCGATGAGAGTGGAGTAGGTGGAATCCTGGGTGTCTACCACCTGACCACCGATGAGGAGCTCAACCTTGGAAATCACGCCGGTCCAGTAAGCGATGGGCTCCGTATCGGGGCCGGTCGAATCGTGGGGAGCCAGGTAGACGTAGTTGAGCAGATCACCCTTGCGCTCGAAGCGAACGGTGGACATACCACCGTTGCTGACGTTACCTTGGATGACCTGACGTTCGACAGTTTGGGAAAAATTGGTGTGACGTTTGTATGTGGAGCGGAAGAAGCTGACCTCGGGGGCACCCACGAGGTGAGCATCCTGAGCACCGACAGCTACTAATTGGGCGATACCACCAGACATTTATAATATAGTGAGACTTTATTTTTAAGCATTCTCTAGAGCTTCGATCCTTTTCGTCAGGTTGTAGACCACGTTCTGAAGCAGGGTGATCTGAGACTTTCCAGAGATGACCGTATCTGACATTTTCATTGTTAGGGTTTCTCCCTTGGGTAGAGGTGGCTTCTCGGGCCACACGGGGTTCGCGGGATCCTCGGTGGTGGAAGGGAGGTCTCGGAGAGCCTTCCTGTATGCCATCCACACCGCGTGATCACTCACGGAAAGATCGTAATCCGAATTGAAGATCCAATCCACCTCCGCGAGGCGCCTGTTACGCTCTTGGCGGAGGGTATTCAGCCCGATTTTCAAAATGAGTGCATCATCCCATTTACCTTGAATGTCTTCGAGTGTGGGTTTTGGAATTGTGTTCCTCTCATTCCATTTTAGGGTGCTATAATCGTTTCCCCTTAGACTGAATGCACAACCTTTGTAATGTTCGTGCAGAACTTGTGTGATGTCACAGTCCATTTATAAGTTCCGAAGATTTTAGTTTGCGATCTCATACACGACCATATTGGATATACTTCTCATATTATTAGAATTCCTGTCGTTTATGTAAAGAGTATAATCGACATTATTCCAGTGGGCATTAGCCACTGTGTTATATCGACGCGTATGCGTACCATTTGCTGGAAGTAGAACTCGAATATTTATATGTTCTAAGTAATCAGAATTAGAGCCTTCATATACCGTCGCAATGGCGCCCGTGGCGTTTGAATTATCTGCCTGTGTTCGAACAACATTTCCATCTTCCTTGAATCCAAACGATGCTACATGACCATAACTAACGCTTATCATCGCAGTCAGTAGAATACTCGAATTAGCAAATTTTGGTTTAAAATTCATTTCAAGGTAATCAATTTCATTAGCAGCATCTGATAACTCTCCACCTGTGATTGTCTGTCTGACTGTGTTAT